CGAATTACTCTCCTTCGACACTCTGAATAGCTAGCAGTAAGACAATTATAAGGGCTCGTTCAATTAGTACTATATTTCGTATCCAGAGCTTCGCCGCCGACCAACTTTCTTCTTTATCGCGCGGCCTTCCCATAGGTACTCTGAAATGTACGGCCAGGTTTCGTACTCAGATATATCCTTTTGAGAAGTAGACATGAGCAATTTGGCCTTCCTAGAGTTCAATTTAGAGATAGCTTTTGCCAATCTATTCTCTAGTTGACGTCGCACACCCCAATAGTGCTTCACATACTTTTGAACTTTTGACAAAATTGCACTTTCGCTAGGAGGAGACTCAACGCTTGATATCATTCCATCCTGAAGAGCTCGGTCAACAACCTCAGCGGGCATGATAACATCACAATCATTTACACCCACTGTTTTGGTTGTCACTGTTTTAACAGATTGGTAGCAGAATCCGGCAAGCGATCCTATTACGGCAGCTTTTGCTGCAGTGCTGACAGCATCAGCTACAACACCACCAATGTTTCTATTTCCTGAGACCACATTGATCACAGCTGATCCTAGCGCACCCACAGCTGCACATACCAGTGATGTCTTTGTCATGTCTCTTATAGCTCGAGAAATAAAAGATGTATCACATGCCCGAGCTTCATCAATGAAGGTTGTCATGCGCAAACAGCATTCTTTTGAGTCTAACGATAAGAGTTGATCTTTGACAATGTAGTCTTCCACACGGTTGCTGATTCGCGGGATCGCGGTAATATCGCGGTACTCAAATACCGGAAAACTACGCTGTTCTATTCGCCACCATTGTTTCTTCAAAAAATCTTCGTAACCAGCTCGAGAAAGCTTCAAATTCATCGGACCATATACACAATTAAAATCATCTATAAATTGCTCCAAAATTGGATGGCCGGGGTAATACAGTGAATAGGATAATGCTTTCATAACGCCTACATCAAAAAGTTCCTGAATAGTAGGTTCGTGATGACACCAGAATGCATTCAATTTATCATATAAATTACCATCCGGTATACGAGTTCCATCCTCCAAATAATGATGACCACAGAATGATAACTCACTGAATTGCTCACTAATCAATACTGTTGTTTCAAAAATAGACAATTCAGCAATTCGTTGAACCTTGGCACGAGGTCCGCAGATTACGAAGTCATCACCTTCAGCCAGAAACATGTCGCGTTCTATGCTAATTCCGCAATTGATGACTTTATCACCTGTGTTCGTGAGAACATTCCAACAAGAGGTATGAGCAAAACCTGACATTTGCCCATCTTCGTAGATCACAGAAAAGAACTTACTACGAATAATTTTGGGATTAATATTCCATGTGCACGTCATATTGATAATGTTTCGACAAACAGCGTTATCTTGTACTCGCGCAAGTTCCCCGTACAAAGCTTGTAGCATACTCGATGAGTATGACGATTCAAACGCCTTTGAGTCATATTGGCCGTAGACCCAGTCAGCGCCTTGTTTTAATGTGCTAAGCTTGTCATGCACCGCTCTATCGTTCATCTTCTTAATCAAATGCTTACTAATAGCTGAGTGATAGTAAATATAATCCTCATAGGGCCGGAAGATTGTCCCATAAACAACTTTAACAAAGGTAGAAGGACTAATGATGTTGCGCAAAGTTGTTGTGGTTTTGTCATAACACTCATCCTTTATAAAACATTTGGTGAGCCTGAAGAGTGAAAATGCATATAGTGAGTACAAGCCTGGTCGGTTCGTTTCAAACAGTTCTTTTGCACACATTGCATTCGCCATCCATTCTATCCGCTCTCCTGTGGACAGCATTTTAGCTTCACATCGGTCTCTGGCATAGTCGATAAAATCATCACCTTTTATATTATAATGTAGATTACCACTCATTTTCTTCAAGAAGTTAACGAACTTCCCCGAAAAGGACGCTGGATTAAATCGCAGATGTGGTGTCATTCGTTTATACACCATCAACTTAGTATTTCGAAAGTCTCGCTTAAACATAATTGGACTCTTATCACCATTAGACACGATTTTGTAACAATTGACAGGTTCCTCTGCACCAGCGCGCATTAATAATTCAGTACTCGTGACAATTCCTGATGCGTCAAAATCACTATCAACAGGTCTGTGTTTCTCAATAGTGAACCGTTTTTCGCTAGTTCCATCCATTATAATATTAAGAACGCGTCGCATTGTAGGAGTAGCGATCATTCTGATAAACATAGTTGGAAGCTTGTAAGGATATGCTGTTGTAAATTGCAACATGGACAATTGCGTAGCCTCATCTCGATTACCGAAGCCACGACTCAATAAAGACAAATAATGAGCTTTATTCAGAGCGCACATTCCACCTCGCTTATATTTGTCTTTAAATTGATAATAAAAGACCAAGAAAACATCGCATTCCGAGATAGCAATCTTATGATCCACCGCTATAGTATCACATATGTTTTCTTTGATCTTAACGATTCCATCACTGTTTTCGTACGTGATACCATCCAATACATCGTCTGACCTAGTATCACATGATTGTGTTGCTGCAGTCTCAAGCTCCCGAATATTGCGTATAGTCTTAATATGTTTATCTAAATCAACATCCTTCAATATTTGTAGCTTGAAAGCATCAGTTTGAGACAAAACTTGGGCAGCAACCAACTTATCTACTTCTGATTGTTTCACAACAGTTTTGTCGGGTGATTGAGGTTGATCTTCCATCATCAAGTCGCCAAAAGCGTCAGATAATAGATTCCAACCTGTTCTCCGAATACCTCGAACGGTATCATCATCTACTCCATAACAGTAGCTCTGACCAATTCCTCCGCTATCATCGACAGCGTCTGTTGCTTGTTGTGTTGGTTGCGTAGTTTGCGTCTGAGATTGGCTGTTCGTTTCATTACAATTCGTCGTTTTAGATATCTCATGCCGCCGCCGAACTCGAGAAAAGGGCTCCTCCTCCCGTTTGTAACAATCTGGATGAGTACGAAGAACAAATGGTCCAGTATCAGAATCGGTAGAAAAATTGCCTATTTTGCAGAACCATTCCCAGGTAATAAAGTTAGCAATAGCGTTAATCTTCCTAGCACGATCCCACATGAGAATACGAGAAGCATGTGTTACACACTTGGCCACATTCACTATGCTTCTGAGTCTGTTAAACCTCTCGGACAAGGCTGAATCCTTTTCATCATATTTTGAAAAATCAGTCCAATTGGTGCAATTCAGATCAGTCAGCCGATTGGCATAAGCCACGTTCCAATACTCACGGTAAAATTCGTGCTTTAATTTTGAGAACTCTGATCCACTGCATTCCTCTGCATTGCGGACACACTCAGACATTTCAAAGATAAGATCGTGACTATTCGGTGCAGGAAAAGCAGATTGATGTGCCGCTATGTATATGTCATACATAGATAATGTCATCAAGTAAATTGGAATCTCATAATCTATACTCAACTTGTTTGGTGAATGCCTTAATACATCATAACCGCTCAATGAATATGACGTTGATAACTCAACAAACGTAGTGTGATAGGTGCCTCGAACCTTCAGCATTACAGTATCTTGCAACATTTTGAACGTACGTTTATCATCGGAGGAAAAATGAGTGGTATAATGAGATGCTTCTTTTCCTAGCAATGCTTCATCAGCAGATGCTGTAGCAGAAATATCCTCGACGGATTTAGGTTTATTTACTTCCTGATCGGTCGCGTTACTTGAAATCCGTTCTTCGTCCTGAAACTCGCCTGTGATTTCTTGGGTTGACTCTGAAACGCTTGTGGATTTTTCATCATTGGCGGAGCTAATAAGGTTGGCAGTCCCTTCAATGGTATTGGGATGGACACTGTTGTCATCTTTTCGTTGTACTCTCTCATCAAGTCCGATATGTTGTTCGCTTTCTTTGCTGCCTTCCTCAACTTTGCTGGGTTTAACTGTTTGGTCACATATACATACCCCAGCGGAGTCTGCTGTAACGTTCCAATCCCCTTCTGGTTCATGCCGAACATCCTGATTGGAGTTTGATCTGGTTTTGGTTGAATTTGGTTTGGGTTTTCTGGTAATTGTAACTTTTGAATTAGATTTGGTTTGATTGTTCGCGTTGTTTACGGTATTATTGTTTGTTGTCACCATGGCTGTATCCTGATAAATTAAAGAAAAAGGGGCCCACCTTCACAGCAAGTGGGGCTGCATCGACTCACGATGATAGCCTTTAACCGGGCACGGCTGCAGAGCTAGTCTCTGCTGGGCTTACTACCGAAGGGGCCGGATTCTCGGTAGAACATGGTCTTTTCAGCCTTTCGCCACTACTCGTCACACATCTCAGAAAGACTCATGTTGTAAAAGATTGTCAGACGAGAGCATTTGTCCCATGCTTGGGGGGGCCAGTTTAGAATTCGGTGATCAGGGTGCGTACCTTTCCCTATCCCTAAAACCAAAATTAATAATTCAAACCAAAATATTCAACCAAATCTTTAATGTTAATGTGATAGCGATGAATCATAGGGGAAGTATCTCCTATATAGCAAAGATTGTTACTATCGAAACGAAAAGTGTAGTTTGTAGTGCCATCGATGTTCTGTGAAAATTCAACCGGAAATTGCGCCTCATATCGAACATTAGGAAGCATCTTGTTTATGTACGTTTGTGGTATATAAAATAGCCAGTAACCACGACCAACTTGCTTACAATGACATAGAATAAAGTTTGTCGGATCAGCATCCGATCTCAGCAACAACGGGTAAATCACGTAAGCTGGCAAGTTGACGGCTAGCGGAGTAAATGTGACTTGATTAAGCAATGCAACCACTTCTTTATTGACCTGTCCAGTCGCTGTGACTATCAAACGTCCCATCACACCACTGCGTCTAAAAGTAACTGATACACTCATTTCCTACGCGCCAAGCCTTTTACAGATGGCGTGACCAAGGAACTGGCTAACTTATTCTTCATGTTGTTAACTTCCTGTTTTGTTTTATTATTATCTTTAACTAAATTGTTAACAACTGCATTGACTTTGGGTATAGCATCAGCAACCGCGTTAACAACAGTTGCATACTGTGGAGGTAAAGCACCAGCTATGTTCTTAATGAATGGAGTAACTTTTGTTACCGTGTTGACTAGGCCTTTTAAGAAGGATCCAAAACCATTATCGTTAGCAACACCAAAGCTGGGAAGAGTTACTTCAGCTGTGTTTAGAGCATCCAAAAATAAGTTATCTAAAGGGGGCATCGGACGACATTGATTTATCTTAGTACTATTCATCTTTGGTATAAATTCCCATCCTACCATGCCTTTAAAAGTAATCTCTGAGGTGGACGGCAAGCCTTCATAACAAGTAACACCAATGTCCATACAAGAAGGCATTGTGACTCCAATGAAACTCTGTGTAGACTGAGCAGTTAAATAAGCACCTAAGAAGTCATCACTAGACCAAGCTAGATAATTCATACAATACTTGCTCGATTCAGGTGTGACTGAATTAAGACCGCTTTGATCCGCCCAATAAACATTAAACGTTGCCTTACTTAAATCAGAATTGCGATAAACAAAAGGCAAGTGGGGATCAGTGTGGCGCAGACAGACATATGAACCCTCAGTAGCTGAATTCACTAAAAAGTGATTAGTTATATTTGCAATGCCTGTAGACGAAGTTGGCAATCTGTCCAAGCATCTGACAAAAGCTATAGGGTTTTCAACCGTAGTCGATTTATAAACGTGTTTGACATCTAGACTCATTGGTAGTGAAGCAACCGTAACAGAACCTGCTTGATTCAATGGTGCAGTCATGTTGTATCCCGTCAAACTGTTTGCTACCATACGCCAAGCATAGATATTGTGTTGCTTTAATGGGTCAGTCGAAACACTGTTCTCGTAACCAGGTATCTGTCTTGCTTCCCAACGCTCAAACTCTCCATTGGCATCAAAATACACACGAATGAATGGAGCCTCAAAGAAAGGAGTATTCAGCATATAAATACATCCCATAGCGTCGGGTTTCTCATTAAACTGTATCTGCCTATACTCACCCATTACTAACGATTTTTCTCCTGTGGGGAGTATAAGTCTAGGTCCATCTCCAAAGCCTTTTCTGGAGCCTGGACTTATTACGAATTTGATCGTATTTACCTGATCTTTTGACAAAAGATCGTTCGCATAATCGAATTTATTAACTATATGTTTAGGTAGTCGGCCTTTAAAACCTTGAAACCTACTTGAGTAGTGAACACAGGTTTTTGGTTCAAAC